CACCAGACATTGAGAATCAAATATCTCAAGCAGAGTGGCTTGGCACAACATTAATGCACATGGCAGTTTACGGAAATGCTTTTTGGCATATTCGCAGAGGACCAAGAGGAATAGTAAACATTACAAACTTACATCCAACAGATGTAACAGTAGCAGTAGATGGCGATGGAAAGATTTACTACACATATTTTTCAAAGTACTACTCAGCAAGAGATATTAAACATCTTAAATTATTTCACAACCCAAGCCCAACACAGTTGCTTGGTGAAGGACCACTACAACGCCATCGTTCAGTTCTGCGTTCAGCACTTGACTTGCATAACTATGCAGACAACTGGTTTAGAACAGCAGCAGTTCCAACAGGAACATTAACAACATCAGAATTTCTTTCTGCAGATGTAGCAAAGCAAAACAAAGATGCTTTTGTTGCTTCTCAGCAAGAAAGAAGTATTGCAGTCCTTTCATCTGGACTTAAGTATGATTCAATCGCACTAAGTCCTGAGCAGGCACAATTCCTAGAAAACCAGAAGTTCATAACACGCCAGATTGCAATGATGTTTGGTGTGCCAACAATGTATCTTGGTATGGGTATTGAAGGACAAGGCATGACTTATGTCAACGGTAACGAAGACAGAGCAAAATTATTCCAAGATGGATTGCAGCAATATATTGTCCGCATCCAGCAAGCAATCACGGATCTTCTACCAAGAGGACAGTATGCTGAGTTTAATTTAACTGAGTTCCTTCGTCCAAATACAAAAACACGATATGAGTCATACGCAATTGGCTTAACAAATAATTTCTTGACAATCAATGAAGTCCGTGAGATGGAAGGCATGTCAGAAATAACACAAGAAGAAGCCCCAGCAGATGTCGTTGAAGACGACGAACCTGTGGCCTAAAATGGAGTAATGAATATGAATGAAATGATTACCCGCAGTTTTGAAATAAGAGCAACTGATACTGAGAAGCGTGAAGTTTCTGGTTTGGCTGTTCCTTATAATGAAACAATAGACATTGGTGGAGGCTGGTCAGAGCGTTTTGAAAAAGGCTCAGTAGACCTAAACGCTAATGTTAAATTATTCCGTGACCATGAAGACATCATTGGTGTCGTCACAGAAATGGAAGAGTCTGATGAAGGCCTATTAATTAGAGCCAAGATTTCAGAAACAGTTTTAGGAAATGAAACACTTAACCTAGTTAAGGATGGAGCAATCCGTTCATTTTCAGTAGGATTCATCCCAGTAACAGATGAAAAGAAAGACAAAACAATAATTCGTAAGAAGGTAAATCTTAAGGAAGTATCCTTAGTAGCATTTCCCGCATACGACAAGGCTGAAGTACTTTCAGTCAGAGAAGAAACCAATCAGGAGGAAATATCCATGGAAAACACAACACCTGATTACACTTCAGCAATTGAAGAAGTTCGTAATCACGCAGAGGAGTTGGAGCGTCGTCTAGATGTTATTGCATCAGAAAAGACACCTTCAGTCTCAGCACCACAATTCCGTTCATACGGAGAATATGTAAAGGCAGTAGCATCAGGAGATGTTGATGCTCACCGTACATTTACAGGAGCAGATTCAGCAGACACAATCATGAAGAACGCTTGGGTTTCAGATACAGTTCGTATCCTAAACGCAGGTCGTCCTACATACTCAGTATTCTCATCTGGAGCACTACCACCAGACGGAATGAATGTTGAATACCCAAAAATTAATACTAACACAATTGATGTTGCAAATCAGGCTGTAGAAGGCGACACACTTGCTTACGGTAAGTTGACTCTTACTTCAGCAACAGCACCAATCAAGACATACGGTGGTTACACAGATATGTCTCGTCAGGTTGTAGAGCGTTCATCAATCAACTATGTTGACACAGCATTCCGTGCAATGGTTGCTAAGTATGCATCAGTTACAAACGCAGCAATGCGTCAGCAGTTAATTACAGATGCTGCACTATTTAATCAGTCAGCACTTGGTGCTTGGACTGCTGCAGAAATCATTGATTCTCTTGCAGAAGCAGCAGTAAAGGTTAATGGAGATACAGGACTTCCACTAGAGTTCATCCTTGTCTCATCAGATGTATTCCGTTTGATGGCTAAGACAGTTGACACACTGGACCGTCCAATTCTTTCAAACACTGGTGCAACAGTTAACACATACGGAAACATCAACCCAGTTGGTCTAACAGGAAATGTTCTTGGTCTACCAATCGTAGTTGACCCATCACTTGCAGCACTTTCATTCTACGCAGGTAACTCAGGAGCAATCACAACTTACGAATCTTCTGGTGCACCTTTCCGTTTGAACGACGAAGAAATCACAAATCTTACAAACTCATTCTCAGTTTACGGATACCTAGGTATTGCAGTAACTGATCCAAAGGCACTTTGCAAGATTGCATAATTAATTAATAGGAGACTAAAATGGACTGGACTGACCTTAAGGCATATGTAGGTGCTTCATCTACTGATGATGCCTATGTAGAAGAATGCTGGGACACATCAAAGGATTTGGTTGCAAGTTATATTGCATCTACTAAAGTTCCTGTTGGTGTATTAAAGCGCTGCTACCTTGAGGTAGGTTCAGAACTATTTAATCGTCGTAACGCACCAATGGGTGTGTCTCAATATGCAACTTATGATGGGGCTCCCATCAATACTGCTAGAGACCCACTCGTTGGTGTTTACCCTTTACTTAACAGATATATGGTGAGATTCGGATGAATTTAGCAGAAGTAAGAAGTGAACTTGAAAGTGCCATCATTCTTGGCGGTATCTCAAAGGTTTACAAGTTTGTGCCAGCAAGACCTAATCCACTTTGTGCGATTATGGAACCTGATACTGAATTTATTACTGTATATGAAAACCAATACGATGCAGATTATGCATCTAACTGGAAAGTACTTATCTTAGTACCTTATGCAACTAATGAAACAGAGACAGAAAATCTTGACGACACTCTTGACACTCTTATCCCTGCAATTTGGGAATATACATCAGCAACAAGATTAACCGTAGATAAACCATTTATCCAAGAGGTAAACGGCGCTAGGTTTTTAGCAACAAATATAAACATATCAATTGATATTGAAGGAGGAAACTAACATGGCTAGAATTAAAGGTAAGTCAATAGTTTTTGAAATCAATGGAACAGAATACGCAGGAAATCTCAGCAATGCTGTTATTTCATCTGCAGTAAACACCCTTGGTTTTGGAGACTACACAGACTCTTTAGACTTTACCCTTGCTGTAACTGGATTCCAGGATACAGCAGCAGCATCACTACATTCAGTTCTTTGGGCTAACCCAGGACAGACTGTAAACATTTCATATGCACCACACGGCAATGCAACTGCATCAGCATCAGAGCCTTGGTTCACAATGAGTGGATACGCAGAAACTCTACCTGACATTGGTGGAGCAGCAGGCGAATATTTCGTCTACGACATTAACTTTATTCTTGACGGCAAGCCAACAAGAGTAAATTCATTCTAAATAGGTAGTCATGGCAGAGGCAATAACTATTCAAGGCATTAAGGAAGTCACAGACTCTCTTAATAAGTTGAGTAAAGATTTACAGTCAAACATAGAACTTAATAAAGAACTAAGTACGACTCTATCTCAAAAAGCCTCTGCCTTGGCACCAAGATTAACTGGTGCTTTGGCTTCATCTGTTCAAGGTAATCCTTCAGCAGAGAAAGCACAAATCTTAGCAGGTGGTGCAGGAGTTCCTTATGCAGGAGTCCAAGAATATGGATGGCCTGAAAAGAATATAAACGCACAACCTTACCTAAGACCAGCAGTAGATAACAACATGGGTTACATCATTGAGAAATACAATGACAGTATTCAAAAGGCAATAAAGCAATATAACTTAAACTAACAGGAGGCAGTAAAATGGAAAACTTTGATTTAATGAATACTCTCAAGTGGAAAGAACTTGCAGAAGTAGAACAATACTTAGATTTACCAATGGATGAATGGACTGAAGGCAAGTCCAAAGCCAAATTAGCATTCGCTATGCAATATATGATGGCAAAGCGAACCAACCCATCCCTTACAATAGGAGAAGCAGAAGAAATGTCAATCCAACAGTTGACTGACCTTGCTGGAGTTGAATTCACAGTCCCAAAAGAAGTGAATCCAGCCTAACAAGAATGGCGGAGTTCTGTGCTGAAACAGGATATACGCCAGATCAGTTTTGGGACATAACGCTGGAGGAGTACGGTGCAATTGTGACAGCACTTAACAGGAGGAACAAGAATGGCTAATCAAATAACGATTGATATTGTTGCTCAAACCCAAAAACTCACTGCTGGAATTAATGATGCCAATGGCCAGATAGATGGCATGAATTCAAAATTAAAAGGCATTGCTGGTGCTGCAGGAATTGCTGCTTCTGGTTTTCTTGCAACAAAAGGTTTAACTTTTCTTAAGCAAGGTATTGATGAGGCTAAAGAAGCAGCAGAAACAATGCGAGCAGCCACTGCTACATTTGGTGAAGGCTCTGCTGCATTACAAAAGATTACTGATGATGCTGACAAATTTGCTAAAGTACTTGCAGTTGATAATGATGAATTAATTGCTTTAGCAACACAGTTAGGTTCAAGACTGCCAGCAGAAATACAATCATCATCTGTTGAACTTGTTAAATTATTTAAAGATGTAGAAGCATTTACTGCTGGTGCTGTAACCGCAGAAGGTGCAGGAAATAAACTTGCTAAAGCCTTTGCTGATGGCGAATTAAAAGCAACAGAGTTAACAAAGGTATTCCCAGGTCTTGAGCAATCTGTTTATGACCAAGCAGAAGCATTATCTAAGGCTGGAGACAATCAAGGTGCACTTAACATATTGGTTGATGCAGGTTCAAAGAAATATGATGATGCTGCTGCCAAGAATGTTACATCAACACAAAAGTTTGAAAAAGCATTAGCAGATTTTAAAGAAGAACTTGGCTCAAAGGTTTTGCCAATACTTGAGAAGGGCATTGACTTCCTAACAAGATTATTTGAAGCGTTTGATTCCTTGCCAGGACCAGTTCAAAATGTTGTAATTGGTTTAGGTGCACTTCTTATTGTTGGAGCACTAACATTAACATTCCTAGCAAGCATGAAAGCATCATTAGTTACACTTGGTATAGTAAGTGGAACAACTGGTACTGGTATTGGGCTTGCAACAATTGCAGTTAACTTATTAAGGGTTGCCCTTGCAGGTTTAGGTATTGGTTTAGTTATTGCAGCAATTGTGTTGCTTGTCCAGAACTGGGACAAAGTTACAGAAGCAGTTGGTAAAGTCTGGGAAAAGATTAAAGAATATCTACCAAAGGCCTGGGAAAAGGTAAAAGAGTTTGCTGGCAAAGTTATTGGCTTTGTTAAAGATGTTATTGAAGCATACTTGGCCCTTCCAGGAAAAATATTTGAGATTGGTAAAGATATTGTAAAAGGACTTTGGAACGGAATACAAAACATGGCTGGCTGGCTCAAAGACAAAGTAGTAGGATTCTTTAAGAACCTTCTGCCTGACTGGGCTGAGAAAGCATTAGGAATTAAATCTCCATCTAAAGTATTTGCGGGTATTGGAAAGAATATTGTTTCAGGTCTTGCAAGCACATTTAATATTGGAACTGCTGCTAAGGCTATTACAAAACCAACAACTACTGTGCCAAGACTAACTTCTTCAAACACAATATCAACACAGAAGCCAGGAGTTAACATTACAATCAATGCAGGTCTTGGAACTAACGGTCCAGCCCTTGGTCGCCAAGTATCAAGTGCAATTAAACAATACGGCAAGGTAAGTACGCAGGCGGCTTTTAGATGATAGTTGCAGATGTATTTAAAGTATATTTATATGCAGACCCAATACTTGCACTTAATGATTATACATTTGATGATGGAGAAGATATTACTTCTGGCATAATTAATGTTGATATACAATACGGAACTGACATATATGAAGGACCACAGCAACAAATAGATACTGGTCAATTTACAATTGTAAGTCGTAATCCAAACCTTGACCCAAAGATTAATGCTAACCTAAAATATAACTCAGGAATTAAATTTCGTGATTTAAGGTCTGGAGAATTTTTTAGAGGTTATGTAACAGATGTTCAGGTAGAATACCAAAGAAAAGATAACCCAATAATTACAATTACTGGTACAGATATCTTTGGTGCAATGCAAAGAGTTGTAGTTGACCAGGATACTCACGATTCAATCATGGCATTAAGCACTGGTCCAACTTGGAATGGATTAACATTTAGCGAATTTATTCCTTACATGAATGACTTTACTTCAAAATATCTTGAACTTAATGCAATTGTTCCAGCAAATTATCCAGCACCTGCAGGATTTTGGTTTACTGCAAGTCAAGCATATGCTGAACAAAGTGTTGGAAACTTAGGATATTCTCCAGCAAAATATATTCCTCAAGTTGGAGAAAGTTATTTAGATGTAATAAATAAATATGCACAAACAAACATGACTTCTTTTTCAGCAAAAAACGATATGGGCTCTCCTTTAAGTTATGACTCTGTTGGTGTTTCTTCATTTGCAAAATATGACCCAAATTATTGGTCACCACAACAAGACCCAATGTTAGAATACACAACTTATGATTTTAGTTCTGATCCTGCTGATGCAAGACCATATCAATCAATATTACTTAATAACGGATATAATAGAGTAATTAACCAAGCAGACATATCTAACGAATATAGATATGTAGATACTGGTGAGTTAAAATCTCAGTCAGAAAGTTTTACACGCATAGCCTCACAATCAATAGAAGACTATGCAATTTCAAGAGCAAGCATATCAACAATCTATCCAGAAGATGCAACACTTTCTATTGCTGATTGGGCAGATGGTTACTCAGAAAACATATTCCAAGTAACTCAATATCCAGGCCAAGAGATACAGCAAATTACATTTGATAACGCAAGATATGAAGATGTAGAAAATGATTTTTCATATTCTGGGTATGACCTTAATAGAATAGTAAGAATAAAACATGAAGTTAATGATAATGAAACAATTGATAGAATATATGACATTGCTGGAATATCACACAATATCTCTCCAGACAATTGGGAAATGACTTTTACTTTAAAACCAAATGCACAAGAAGTTGTATTTAATTATCAAGGTTCAATTCCAACACTTCAAATGAATGCAACAAGTGGCGATGCTAACTTTAATTTTACAGCAACATTAATAGATTATGACCCAGCAACAGTATCTAATGTTGTTTGGGCTTTAAGTGCTATAGATTCAAATGAAATAACACAAATGTGGCCTTATGCATATTCTGGCAACATGTTTAAAAATGGAGTACCAAGAACAGGCGTAACTCAAACATGGAACTTTGATGATGATGGAATTCTTGCTGCCTATTCTTTTGATGGTGATTCAACATTTTCAAATCCACTTGACAATCGTTTTGGTGGTTATGGACCTGGAAATTGGAATGTTTATGCTTATATTGAATTAACTAATGGATTTACCGTTGTTCTTCAACAAGCATTAGTAGTTGGAACTCCTGTAGTAGAAGCAGATTTTGGTTGGACACAAAACCTTACAAATAATTTTGGTCAGGTAACTTTTATTGATACATCAGTTAATCATGAAGTTGGAGAAGTTGATTCTTATCTTTGGAACTTTGGAGATGGAACAACATCTGCTTTGCAAAACCCAGTACACCAATACGACCCTTCACCAAGTACAACTACATACAGTGTAAGCCTAACTGTTTATGCTTTTGGTGAAGGCGGAACTAAAATTTACAATACACACACAGAAACAGTAACATTAGTACAACCAACAATGGTTCCTGATTATACTTTTGTAGTTTCTAATAGTACAGTTGCATTTACAAACACATCAACAAATGTAGGCTTTGAAGAGCCAGATGCATACTTGTGGAATTTTGGTGACGGTACAACATCTACAGAAAAAAATCCTACACATACATATGCAGGATTTGAAGGTCAAACATTATCTTATAATGTACAGTTAACAACTAGAAATATTTGGGAACAAACAGCATCTGTTACCAAAACAGTTTCATTTACAATTACTTTTACTGTAGGAAACTATGGAGTTACTTGGATAAGACTTAGACCTGCTATCCCAACTAACTATACTACAGGAACAAGATTTACTCCATACATCTTTTCTTTTAAAGGATTAGCAAGTCAAACAAATGCTAATTTATTATTTGGAAAATCTACATTATTGAAGGGAACTGCAGGTCAAACCTGGACCAATACTGCTGGAGGAAATGTATTAGTAACTGGTGCTTTTTCAAATGAAACAACAACTAGTAATTTAACAGGCGCAGGTGGACTATCTGGCTTTGCTAATGCAGGCTATAGTATTGCTGGACTTCCTTGGTCAATGGAGATTAATTGGTATAGTACTGATACTCCAAAATTTAATTTAAAAGATTTTGCTTTAACTCTTAGAGATGTAACTATTGGAAGCACTGCACAATGGCAAACAGTATTTATTGATATATATAGTAATTTAGGATGGACTGAGGTTGGTTTTTTTGCAACAGGAAAAGGTCCAGTTGGTAAAAATATACTTGGTGCTGCTGCTGGAATTACAGAAGAAGAAAGAAAAGTTACACTTACAAGAGTATTGCCAATAAACAATTTAGCATTTAATTATACATTTAGCAATAATAATTTTACAGCAAACTTTACTACTGGAACAACAGGGCCTTGGTCTTGGAATTTTGGAGATGGAACAACTTCTACTTTGCAAAATCCTTCTAAAACATTTACTACTCGTGGCATAAAGTATGTAACTCTTACTTCGGCTTCAGGAACAATTATTGAACCTGTAAATGTTTTGCCTGTATTTGCATATAACCCTAGATATATAAGAATTAAACAAAAACTTCATGACGGAACTCATCAATGGGATACGCCTTACATTGCAAATCTTAAATTACAAACAATAAGTGGTTCTTATGTATCTGGAGGTGGATTAACAAACCCACAATCAATTGTTTCAAAACGAATAACTGATGGAACTGCTTGGAGTTCAGGTTATACTGGAGCAGGAACATTTGACCCACTAAATACTCAAAATCTTACAAACAATACTGGATTAAGATTTAGCACAACTAATGCTGGCAATACTTCTCAATGGGATGTTGTTGTTGATTATAAGGAAGCAGTTAGTTCTAGAATACATAACATTACACTAGATGCAGCAATTCCTACTGTCAGTGGATTTGCACCAACGGCTGCTACAGGAATATCTTATGAAGTATTTACAACTCCGTACACTGGCACTTTTGCTTCTGCTACTGATCCAGACAATATTGGTGGCGGAGCAACTTGGACTAAAATTGGAGAAATTAATCCAACAGCAATGTTACAAAATAAACTAATAACTTATAACTTAATCCCATCATAACTTTCTGGACTGCCTCCAGAAAATGCAGAACCCTCCTACGATGTCTGATAACTAATAGGAGGGTTTTGTTATTTAATCTTCTAGGCTTGGTTGCACCTCTGGCAGTAGGTCTACCTCAACCTTTTTAGGTTCCTTCTGCTTAATTTTAGAACGATATTGATTTTCAGCAAGAAGAATAAAAATTTCATCTACCCGCTTTTCTAGTCGTGTTACTTGGTCTTTTATGCTGGTCCCTGAATTTGGCTTGAGTTCAGATAGGAACTTACTAATCATCCATTTGGAGAAACCAAAGAAGGCTCCAAGGATCGTGGCTGCTCCTGCAAAGA